AAGGCTGTACATCTCAGTGACTTTTGAGCCAACTTAGGGCAAACCCTATGGCGCTAGAGACAAATGAAACGACAGCCATTCCGGCCCAGAAGCCACCGCGCCCTTGGTTGGCAAGGGCCACCAGCTTTTCGACGCTGGCTTCCATTTTGTCCATTTTGGCACTCATTTCATCGAAACGGCGCTCGTAATTCTGAACGCGCTCCCACAAGACTCCGTATTTCACTGGGTCAATTTCAGCACTCTCGAAAGCCATCTCTTGTTACTCCATTACAAACGAGTTTTGGACTTCACTGGCGGGGGCCAGCATGTTCACGGCAGCGGGTGTGCGCAACACCTTGGATGCGGCTTTGCCAGTTTTGGCAAACGGGTCGGCCATCTTTTGACCTTTGGCTTGACGTGCCAGTGCTTTTTCAAGCGCAGCGGCAGCGGCAGCAGGGTCTAGCATCTCAGTGGCTAATTCAATTGCCAGCTTCTGGTCCAGCTTACCTTGCATCCGGCGCAGCAGATCGTTGGCGACCGTGGTGACGTTGTTGATGAAGTTGGGAGCGCGGACGCTGCCCATGACCTCGGTGCCCGTCAGGTTGACATCAGGACCAGCGCCCCGGGCGGCACCGGCTTGCCGTTCAGTCAACTGCGCACGGGCCAAGTCGGCACGGACATTTTCAAGAATATTGATTTGCTCGGGAGTCAGCACGTCAGACAAGTTTTGGAACCGTGATTCGCCTGTGGCCCGCTTGATAGTGCCCGGAGCGTTTTCCAAGGCCGTGGCAAAACCAGAGGCACGAAGCCGCGCCGTTTCTTCACCAAGAGCAGGAGTCAACTTGCCCTCAAGGTACTGGCCGACTGCCATCTGGTTGATCGGCTTGCTCTGGGCGGCAAAGGTTTCCCGGGCCGTGCGATAGGACGGCGCTTTGCTTTCAACCCAATTGAGAAACTGTGCCCGTGTACCCTTGATTGCCCCAACCTCGGATGCACCAATACCAAACCGTTCAGGGTTCTTGATCAGATCATCAAAGGCCAGCTTCATTGAGTGAAGGCTGCTGCCCGGATACTTAGCCACTTCGCCCGGAATCACTGTCTGACCCATTGGGCGACCGGCCTCGTCAACTATGCTGGGCGGCACAACCTGTGAGGGTCGGTTCTGACCGATCTGGAATGACTGACCTTTTTCCGCAGCCAAGTCGCTGGCGCGGCCAAGCACTTTGTCCATTGAGGGGCGACCGAGCAGCGACGAGAATGTGTCATCTGCCGCCACCATTGCTTTGTCGGAAATGCCGTACAAGTCTTTGGCCGTGGCTTTGCGAATAGCTTCAGCCGCAGCCAAATCATCAACCGTTTGACCGACTTGTCGCACAGCACCCACTTGCGCGGCCTTGTTGCCCTCACCACGTTCAAAGAACGGTGTGGACAGCGTCTTACGTGCAGACTCACCCATTGCGGAAAACCGAGTAGCGCCCACAGACGATGCGGCTTCGGCGGCGGTAGGCAGACTGCCCGGGACAATTTCGGACGGTTGACTCAAAGCGTTGAGCACTTGAGGGCCGCGACCTTCTACGGCTGTCAGGTACGCTGCCGACTTTGGGTCAAGCGCGTTGTAGACAGCACCCACACCCTTTGCGGCCAGCTTGATGGGCTGCTCGATGAGGGGTGCGATGGGGCGCATCGGGTTGATGGCAGCACCACCCCTTGACAGCGCAGCGCCGGTCTGCGTGGCACCCAGCTTGGTCGCGGCAGCACCGCCCCCAGTCAGCAGGGTGGACAGGTCAGCAGCAGCGCCCACTGGGTCTTCGGCAAACGTGCGCTTGATGCCCTCGTAGCTGCCGTAGCGGTCCTTGTACATGCCACCGATGGCGTTGGCCGTCTGGACAGCCCGCTGCGTGGCTTGAGGGTCGGTGTCAAACCGGTCGACAAAGTTGACCACGCCCTGTGGCAACGAGTTGCGCAGTGCACCAGCGCCAGCATCGAGGATGCCGGTAAGGGTTTGCAGCGGGCTGGTCACGGCCTGCACGACACCGCCGACAAACTTGCCTGCACTCTCGGGCAGGTTCTTGACGGCCTCTACGGGCACCTCAGTCAGCGAGTAACCACGGCGTGGGCCGGGGATGCCACTAGCGGGTGCTGCGGGGGCAAACTGGGCAAACGGGTTGTCTGTTTGCGCGGGCTGTGCTGCAAACTTGGCAAAAGGATTTTCAGCCATTTACTTCCCCTTGGGTAAAACCCGATCTGCTGATCCGGGACCAAACTGTGCATCGAACTGTTCACGAGTGCCCGCACCGCTCTTGAGCATGTCGATTGCAGCACTTGGAATGTTCATGACAGACGAGGTCTTACGTGGCGGCACAACCACCGGGTTAGATGAAATGCCAGTGCCTTCAATAGCACTTGCGGGAATCCGTTTGACCCGGGTGTTCCACGACTCTGCACTCTTTTCAGCAGCAAGACGGGCCAGACCGGCCAGGTCAGTGAGTGACTTGGCATCGTAGCTGAGTTGACCGGCCTTGGCCTTTTCCAAGAAGTCTCGGTCGGCGTTGGTGAAGCCCTGACCTGCGCCAAGGTTCGACGATTTGATCGCACCCAGCGTTGTTTCGGCCAACGAGGAAACCAGCACCTCGGTGTTGCGAATCTTCTCCGAGTCGGTGCCACCGGCCAAGTTCAATGCCTTGGCAAGTTGCAGTCGAGCATTGGCACCTGTACCGGTAATGACTTTGCCGGTAGATATCAAATCCATCACTCGGTCGGCAGTTGCCGCAGCGTTGGGGGCGTTCTCAGCAGCAGACAGCTTGGCAGCATCTTGGTCGGCAATCAAACCGCCAAACCGCTCACCGTACTTCTTCTCGGTGCTGACGTTGACAACCTGTTGTGACGCACCGGCCCTGCCAATGCGGGACTTTTGCACCTCGACAGCAGCGGGCAGCGGCACATCGGCGTAGATGCCCACCGTGGTCGGTGCACCACCAAGACCCGGAATCTGGATGACCTGACGCTGACCGCTCTGATCCACCACCTGTGTCGTGGGTTTGTTCATTTCCATGAACTTCTCAGTGCCCAGCTTGGATTCGTTGATCAACCGAGCAAGCCCACCGGGTGTTTGCATTAATTGCTGAATGCGCTGCATTGACTGGTCCACAGTGACGCCACGATCTGTCAGTGCCTTACCGATCACAGGGTCAGCATGGTTGGCGCGATGCCACTGCATGTACGCCTCGGCAGATGCGGGATTGTTGGGGTCAAGCGTATCGAGAAAACCACGCGACTGCTTCAGCTTAGAGTCAAGTAAGTCAGACTCACCTTTTTGCTGCGCTGTTTTGGCAGTCTGCAATTCGCTCAGACCCTTTTCAACACCGGGCAACTTGGAGCCAAAGCCACCAGTCGAAAGCGACCCGCGCAGCCTGTTAACGTCAATCTCACCAGTCTGTGGGTTGTACGCCTCGGCGTATGCACGGTTCAGCGCATTGGTCGATTCCTGCTCACGCTGGAAATTCTGCATCTGCAACTGAGCCAGTTGGTTCTGCTGCTGTGCGCCTTGGATCGCGGCAATCTTGCCGTACTGAGCCAATGGGTCTTGCAGTTCGATGCCCTTGACGGCCAGTGAAATGTTTGGATTGATGGGCATGATGACTCCTTAACCCGGCCATTGAGCGGCGAGCATCTGGGATTGCTGCGATCCGGGGTTGGTGTAAACACCTGAACCGCCCACATTGTATGCACCGGGTCGCATCATGTTCATCATCTGCTGACCCTGGTAGTAGTTCAGACCCGTGTTCAGGGCACCAGTCAGCGCGTTGGCACCACCCACGTAACCCGAGGCTCGTGCGGCTGCACCACTCATTTGAGTTTCGCCGATGTTCTGAGCAGCCTGCATACCGGCTTGACCAATCTGCTGTGCTGTGGTTTGACCCACACCGGCCAGCGATTGCAGCGGTTGAAGTCGGGCAGCGCGTTCAGTTTGGTACCGGTTGAATGCGTTCATGTATTCTTGCGATCCGAGGTCTTGACCGAATCGCTGAATACCTTTCAGCGTTGCACCCGAGAGCAGACCACCACGAGCAGCAGCGGATCGCTCCAAGCCTTTCATACCCTCGGACATGCGGAACGAATAGCCGGGATCGGCTTGGAATTGAGCCATGCCGAAGTTTTGATAATCGGTCAGTGGGATCAGTTTGTTGAGCGCCTGTTCGCCAGCTTTGCGCCACGGTTCAGACAGTTCAACCTGTCGTTCAAACATGCGATCTTGCCCTTCGGCAGCGCGATCAGCGGCAGCAGCCTGCGTGGATGCGGCACTTTTTGAGGCGCGACCGCCAATTAACGCACTGCCTACGACAGCACCAGCTACCCAGAATGTCATAGTGACACCTCAATTTGTTTATTCTTGACCGTGTTGCCCAAAGCATACATCGAGTCGGGTTCTACCTCAACCAACTCGGCTTCGGCTTCTTCGACCGTTGTTGCCTCAATGGCGTGAAACGTCATGCAAAGCGCGTCAGTAACTGCATACACTGCCCGCTTTGTCCCGGGTTTGCTTTGAAACAAGTGAGGCCCGGTGACCTCTTGCACATTACCCTCGCCGTCCGTGATCGCCACGGTTCCAGACACGATGAGGTACAGGTGATCTTTCTTGTGGATTGCCCCAACTACCAGCACTCCGGCGTGACGAAACACTTCACGGCAGTACATACCACCGTGGAAATAGTGCTTTGTCTCGGGTTCGTATTGCGGCAGTTTTGACAACTCTTGCTGCAACGATTCTACCTTTTGCCGCATCATTTGAGGCGGCGCAACAGCAAACCCTTCACCGTAAGTCACTTGCATCAAGTCACCTCGCGACCAGAAACCCGCATGTTGATGGCGCTGGCGGTTCCGGCGATTGTACTTATGAAGTCGCCGGGGTTCAAAACCTGCCCCACCAGTTCGGGGAATGTGTAGACCTCGGACGGTTGAAGCGCCTTGGTCTTAGTGATCAAGTTGCTGTTGCCAGCGGACCCGGCAGTTAAAACCAAGTTGACCGAGATCGTCGCAGCCGTGGCGCTGTAATTGGTCGCCGTGAACTTGTCGATGATCGTGGTCACACCGTTGGCTGTGTACTGTGTTGTCTGGGTGTTTGCCACATCTTTCGATGGCACAAGGTTTTTGACGGTGACTGTCATTAGGGTTTCTCCTTATTCCAATTCCAACGAGTTGTTGGAGTCGTATTTCGTCATTATCCAACTTGTGCCGTCAGACACCAAGGTGGCATTTGCACCGGTCACTGCTTGCAGAATCGCAGTACCCGCAGACCCACCAGCCAGCGGCACCACATTACTCGATGCTGACACGAGGGTCTGTGCTTGGTAATTCTGGAAGTTCAACACTCGACCCGTGCTGGTGCTGGGGGTTGGCAGCGTCACGGTGCAGGTCGAGCCTGACTTGTTGTTGATCAGCCAAGTCTCACCAGCAGCCACTGTAAAGTCGGCAGTCTTGGTAACAGGTGCGGACAACAAAGCGGCAATGGCGGCATTTATTGCCGCAACATCAACGACCGGCTGCACCTCAAGCGCCTGAATTTGTTTTTGCAACTCGGCGATCTGGTCAAGCGCACTTTCTTGAGTTGGCTGTGTTTTGAGCGAATCAATGCCGATGACAATCTCACCAAAGTCTTCTTGGGTGGGCATCGGTGGCCCCACCTGCAAGTCGGTCAGCGATGCCGTGTTCTGGCCGCTGCCTGTCAGCACGAACAGATTTAGGAAAAAGCGATACCACTCACGCGAGACAAGGCCGGTCTTCGGGTCCAGCAGAGGTACCCGAGGAGGCGTGATGTTGGTAAGTTGCGCGGTTGCCATTACGATGCAGTCGGACTGAGAATAAGTTCAGCGCCCATGATGGCAATCTTCACAGGGTCGGTGCCTGACAACTCGTACACCCGGTCACGCAGCTTGAGCGTCATGCCCAGCCTGCGCCAGATGGCACGGCGATAGTACTCGCCGATCTTGCCGATGCTGACCCAGTGCTCGTTGGACCATGTGTGCCCACCATCGTCTGACCAGCGCAGCATGACCTCGGGGTCGCTGCCTTGCCCGAGGTTCACACCAGTGCCCGACTCGCAGTTAAGCTGAAGGCTGTGCTGCGTGGTACGATTGAAGTTGTTCTGGCCCGTGGGCAGTGCCCGCCATGTGCGCAACCACTTCTGGATGCTGCCGTTGTCCGAGTAATCCTCGAGATCAAAGGCGTAGATGTTGCTGTTTTGGAAGTCACCGACAACAATCTCGTTGTTGAACGCCATCTGGCAGTTGCTGCGGTGGCGGGTGAACTGACCATTGTCAAACCCAGCCCTCTCGTGCCATGCCTGCGTTGCCACGTCATACACCCATGTGGTGTTGGCCGATGGGAAGATCAGCACATAGAAGGCGTGACCGTCTTGCTGGTATGTGTACCCGAAGGCGTCTGTGATGTCGTTGTACTGCTGGATTTGCCACTCAACAGCGTGTGTCGAGATGCGGGTGCCCGTGTAGCCGTTGGCCCGGTAGACGATGCCCTTACCACGGGCGTCAGAACCCAGCCAAAACACGCCATTGTCGAGTTTTGCAAGCGAGTAGGGGGAGATGCAGCCAATCTCGTTAAAAGCGCCTTGGATGCGCTGCAACGGAAAGTCTGCCGTACCGGCGTTGTACCAAACCTCGACCGAGTTGGTGCCCAGCACCCACACTTCGCGGTGATCAACGATCAAAGCGGTTACGTCATCGGGCGCACCCTCGGCGCTCACAAAGTCCAGCGGGTCCACGGACAGACCGTCCAGCAGGCTGGTGACCCAAAGGCGCTGGCTGTTTGGCTCGTTGAACACGAAGTAGCCGTCCAGATAGCCCACGCTCACAGCGCCGGGGAAGTCTGGGTCGGTGATCTGCTGGAACACGTTGGTCGTGTTGTTGTAGATGTAGCTTGGCCCGTTGGCTGCGATGAACACTTGGTTTCCATTGTCAGCGATGCTCACGGGGCCAGTGCCCGCCACGGTGCCCAGCAAGGTGGGAACGTAGATGCTGTTGATTTTGAAGAACTGGTTGCCCGACACGACAAAAGCAGTGCTGCTGTCAGGCGCAAAGTCCCACAGGCCACGGATTGGGCCGTTGCCGATTGACGCCAGCAGACGCAGCCCCGGCGCACGGTTCAGAAACGCAGGCTCTAGTCCACCCTCGGGGATGACCTCGGGGAACAAGTTGACCATGCGGGCATCTGCGGCGTTGAAGCTGCGGGTGACGTACGATGATCCGAGGATGGGCGTCTTCATCAGTAATTTCCAGCGTAGATGTTGAAACGCTGACGATTGGACACCAATGCGTAGGGCATGGACATCACATCGTATGGGTTGTTGATGCGCTTCAAGTTGCGCTTGCTGGTCATGGCGATGCGCTGCACTTGCGGGCTTGGCTCCACGCCAAACTCAGGCGCGATCTCCATTGCCAAATTGTAGGCAAACGCCCGCATGTAACCCGGTGGTAAAAACAACTCGGTACTGATCAGCGCAGGCTCCGTCAACTCTTGCACCGAGATGAAGTGCCACTCCAGCGACTGTGTTGGCCGGGGGTAGATGTACATCTCCACGTTGGGGAACGTGTTGTTGACAAAGATGACCTGCGGGAAGGTTGACGTCGAGGTCTTGACTGCAATACCGTTGTACTGGTCTTGGTTGATGATTTTGATGCCATACGACACGCAGCTGGGGGCGCGGAAGTAGGTGGCGTCATCAAGCTGGATTGGGCGGTTGCCCACAAAGTCACCAGAGGGGCCAAGGGTGCGCTTGATCTCACCCACGGGCCAGTTAAACACTTGGTCTTGGGTGCAGAACACAGACAGACGCTCGGTGTTCCACGAGTCAATCATGCGATTAAGTGTCAGCAAATTTTCTTGGTAAACCGCTTCAGGTAATGCGTTGCCAGCGTTTACAAGATTCAACAATCTGTGCGCACTACCTATCATTTCCCGAGCAGTCATTGTCATGCTATGCCGCCATTAGGTTGAGGAATAATACCATTGGCTGTTGTCACATCGCTGTATATGTTTGACGAAGGAATAGCCCCAATCTTAGATGCAGGTAATTTTTGGATATTTGTTCTTATAACATCCGCAAGTGATGTTTTTAAATACGCAATTGTTTCAGGAGAAGCTTTAGATCCATACTCAGGCGCTAATTCAACTGCAAGTGAAAGCTCTAGCAATCTTTGATACCCTGGTGGTAAAAATTGCGAATCAACCAAGTCAGTGTATTGCGTAATCATACGCTCGGCACGCAAATGCAACACCGGTGTTGTACTGGGCACTGGATAAAAAATAATTTGCCCAAATGGAGCACTTGGGCGATATAGAATTTTACTTGGCGCGGCGGCAGTAGCCAACTTATCGCTAATAGCATTCCAATATTGTTCAGTAATCAAACCTTGCGATGTATCAACCGATGATACCCGAGTAAATGCGCCAACAATTCTAATGGGCCGACTTACTGCAAAATCCGCACAAATAACTGTGCCCGTAGAACTAGCAGGAGAACCAACAATTACATAAGTAAAAGTTGTCGGGCTAGTTACTACAATGGACGTGGCGGTTTTGCTGTATGTCGCAACTAGACCAGTAATTGTTAGATTATTACCAGTTTCTAAACCATGAGGCTCAAGAGTAGTGGCGGTTGCAACATTGACTGTGGTTGATGTTAAAACAACATCAATTACGGAATCACCTATCGCGTAAGCGGATTGACCAGACACTAATGAAAATGTTTCATCGCTGGTGTAAAAATAAAACTGAGGATTGCTACTAAATGAGTCAATTAACGAATTAAGACTATACAGAGAATCTTGTGCTTCAGCGGCAGTAGGAGCTTCTCCAGAAGCCAACACTCCAAGCGAACGCAACGATTTATAAATAATTTGTTGAGCAGTAACAGTCATATTAAATTTCTCCCTCTGTTGCAAAATTTTCTAATGTTTTGCGTGTGTATTTGCGTTTAACTTCCAGCACATTCACAGGAGCCGCCTCAACGGGTGTGTCAGGATTGTACCGTGTCCAGCCGTTTTTTTCATCATCGGCGATCTCGGCGTCATTGGTGGCAACTTTGGCACCAAACTCAGGGTGTACGAGGGTTACGTTCATTTCATTCTCCATGTGAAAACGGGGACCAAAGCCCCCGTTTGTCAGTTGTAGCCGCGCTTTACAGGACGTGAATCACAGCAAAGTTGATTACAACAGCTTCAGACAGCGAACCGCCCGAAAGGTTGCGCACTGTGATTGTGCAACTTCCGGTGGCTTTGCCAGAAATCCAGCAGTTGTAACCGCCAGCGGTAGCACCAGACGCAACACTCAGAACCACAACATCGTTGAGGCTAATGGTGCTGTTAGTCAAGGTGAACGACACGTTAGTCACGTTTGCCAACGAGGCGTTGTTCATTGTGATCTGACCGCAGGACTTGTTCAAAGTCACGCCAGTCGATTTACTTGTCAGTTGAGTTACAGCGCCGCTTGCTTCAGCGGTATAGCCCAACTCACCCGCAGCGTACACAAATTCAGAGCCAATGATGTCTTGGTCTTCGTAAGCTACGCCGATTGGTTTAGTCTTTGCCATGGTGTTTCCTTGTAAAACAGGGGCCAAAGCCCCCGTTTAGGTTTAGGAGATGCGGTACACAACGTAAGTGCCGTCACCGGTCTTACGGAAGCGGAACAACTGGCTGGTTGTTACAGCGATAGCAACCAAAGCGTTACCGCCATCGGTCACACCAGTGCTGACAGCCAAAGTCACTGCACCGGACGAAGTGCCGATGTTGACAATTGCCAAGTCAAAGGTGCTGCCAACAGTAGCGTTGGGAACAGCAGTGTCAATTGCAGTGCCCAAAGGCAGCGTGTATGTTGCAGCAGATGTCGAGGGGTTAGCCACCAACATTTGATTGCAAATTTGTGCTGCTGTCAGGGTTGCGGTAGCCGTAGCCGTTTGAGGAGCAGCCATTGCGCCCATGATAGTTTCTTGGCGGTTGCCTGCACCGACTTGGTAACCGCCTGCGCCGTTAGGGAGAGCCATGATAATTTCCTTTTAAAGTGATTTGAAAACGGGGGCCGAAGCCCCCGGTTCGATTTAGCCGAAGATGCGGCAAGCCATTTGTGGACGGATGGTGTTGAAGCCATACAGAACGTCAACACGGCAAGGCATACGGTCGTTGTTGATGTCGTACTGACGAACAACACGCAGGCTGATACCGTTGTGAACGGCACGGCTTGCCATGTCAACGCCTTGTGGCAGCAACAGGTCGGCAGTAGCGAAGGCGATGGCATCTTTGTGGTACACCAAGTTCTGGGGGAACGAACCACCAGCGGCACCAACGAAGATCACAGCCTTGGCCGTAGCAGGCAAAGACACCACGGTGCACAGGGCGTTAGCAGCCGAGTAGATCGGGGCAACAGTCACAGTGGCTGTGGTTGTGCTGGTCGAGGAGGTCAAAGCCACGAACTGGAACAACGAACCTGTGGACTCACGAGTCTGTGGGTTGGCTGCAAAGCAGTCAGCGATGGTGAACACGTCACCGGGGTTGATGGTTTCGCCAGAGCCGACAGTCAGAGTCAGAGTGGTTGCGCCTTCAGCAGTCACGGCAGCAGCAGTCACGGTGCCAGTAGCAGCACGGGTGCCGCAGACGTGGACCTTGATCGACTGGCTCATGTTGACTTCTTCGTAGCCCAACACTTGCTCACCCATCATGCCGTTCTTGAACTGGCGAGAGATGACATCTGTGGGGTTGAAGAAACCAGCCAAACCGTTGACCAGAGCAGCGTTAGCGGCAGGGTTCACGGTAGCGTAACGAGGCGACATGGTGGCGGCGTTCTCGTTTAGCTTCTGCTGGGCTTGCAACAGCA